CTTCTCTATTTGTTTATATGCGATATTTCTAACTATCGTCATATTATTTGTTTTTATGTTTTTGTTTATCATATACTAGCTAATATATCAGGATAAATAGATTAGTACAGAGAAAAATGGTAGAAAAGCAAATTATTTTGGTTAAAAAAGGGTTGATTTACTTGACTTATTTACTTTTTTTGTTCACCATTTGTTCTTGTACCGAAATATCGTGTAAAATTAGGCCAGATTTAGAGAAAATTGGCGATTCGGCGTTAGAAAATAAAGAAAATTTAACAGAAACGAATCTAAAACACGCAAATGTGCGTTGTAAATATTAACATAAATAGAAATATGACAAAATATTGTGAAAATTGCGGACATGACTGTCACTGCGGCGGCGATTGTATGAAAGATTACGATGGCAACGGTGAAATTAAGTGTTGTGGTAACTGTAAGCATGAAGAAAAAAAAGAAAAATCAACAAGTAACGAAGATTTATTTAATGGAGCATAAAAAATGAGTAAAATGAGAATGTTTAAGTTTTGGAATGAAAATGGTGATGAAAAAGAGAAAGAAGCAATGAGTTTGAAGAAAGCTGTTATGTCTGTACAGTCAGATTTCAAAGATAAATTCATAAGTGTTGAATATGTAAGTAAAAAAGGTAAACAAATCAGTCAATCTGTAGAAATACCAATGGGTAGAAAAATTAGACAGGCAATGATGATTGAAAAAAAGAAGGCAGCACTCAAGGCGGCCAAAGAAGCAGGTAGATAATGGCAAAAATATCAAAATCATTTATAGCGCATGAAAGAATGCCTAAAAAAACTTCACAAGGTACAAGTAAAAGAGTAAAAAAATCGTCAATGAACAAATCTCGTAAAAGATCGTTCAAAGTTTACAACTCACAAGGAAAATAATGCCAGCATGTGTTAGATCAGGTTTAGATGTTCATGTAGGACACGCAAGTCCAACACCCAATCCTTTTCATCAAACGGCATATACAGGTGGTTCGCCAAATGTATCAATAAACAGCGCTGCCTCAATAAGAATTGGTGATACAACAAGTTGTGGTGACCCTGCGGTGGCAGGTAGTTCTACAGTTAGAGTAAATAGTATCGCTATTCATAGAGTTGGTGACGCAACAGGTGGTCATGGTAGTTGGGTAGCTAATGCTGCCTCTACTGGAAGTTCTAACGTAAACGCTGGTTAATCATGTATAAATATTGGTATGGCCAATATAAACGCAATTAACAATAGTAAGCGATCTACTAGAATTTACAAAGATTTAGATTTAGACTTTGGTAGAAATGTTGTTACAAATGATGTAAACAGACTTACTGATGTTGAAGCTGTTAAACGAAGTGTTAGAAACCTAATTAATACTAATCACTTTGAAAGACCTTTCCACCCAGAGATTGGTGGCAACGTTAGAGCATTATTATTTGAGCCAATGACACCATTGACTGCTTTAAACTTACAAAGAAAAGTAGAAGAAGTGTTAAACAACTTTGAACCAAGAGCAAAGATAACACAAATTTTGGCTGATCCTGATATTGATAGAAATTCATATAGACTTGAAATTAAATTTTATGTTATAGGAGTACAAAATCCAATTACGGTAGAAACATTTTTAGAAAGATTAAGATAAGATGGCAAGCAATAAATTACAAGTTTCAGATTTTGATTTTGACGATATAAAAGCAAATTTAAAATCATTTTTACAAGACCAATCAGAGTTCCAAGATTACGACTTTGAAGGTTCTGGTTTTGCTGTCTTACTAGACTTACTTGCTTACAATACTCACTACTTAGGTTTCAATGCTAATATGTTAGCAAATGAAATGTACCTAGACAGTGCTGACATAAGAAAAAATATTGTATCATTAGCAAAGATGTTAGGTTACACACCTACATCACCAAAGTCACCAACAGCAACTGTAGATATTTTAATGAATAATATTCCTACAACTGTTGCTACAATTACAATGGCAAAAGGTACAGCATTTACAACTTCTGTTGATGGTGAAACTTATCAGTTTGTTACAAATGCAGTACATACACTAACACCTACAAATGGTGTTTATAAATTTTCAAATATACCTCTTTACGAAGGTACTTTAGTTACATTTAAATATACAGCAGACAGTACAGATGTTGACCAAAGATTTGTAATACCAAGTGTTAGCGCTGATACATCTACTTTAAAAGTTTCAGTACAAAATTCAGCTAGTGATACTACAACTAGTACATACACATTAGCAACAGGTATAACAAGTATTAATGCTACATCAAAGGTTTATTTTTTACAAGAAATGGAAGATGGTAAATTTGAAGTTTACTTTGGTGATGATGTATTAGGTAATAAATTAGATGATGGTAACATTGTCATATTAGAATATATTGTTTCAAATAAAGATGAGGCAAATGGTGCTAGTTCATTTACTCTATCAGGTAGTATTGGTGGATATTCAGATGTTACATTAACAACTGTATCAAATGCTCAAGGTGGAGCTGAAGCACAAACAAAAGAATCAATTAGATATAATGCACCTTTACAATATTCAGCACAAGATAGAGCTGTTACAACAGGTGATTATGAAACTATTGTACAATCACTTTATCCAAATGCTCAATCAGTTTCTGCTTGGGGTGGAGAAGATGATGAAACTCCTGTATATGGTGTTGTTAAAATTGCTATCAAAGCAGCGTCAGGTTCTACATTAACGAATACAACTAAAACAAATTTAGTAACACAATTAAAAAAATATAATGTTGCTTCTGTAAGACCCGAAATTGTTGATCCAGAAACTACATCTATATTACTTACAACTAATGTTAAGTTTGATCAGAATAGTGCTAACAAAACAGCTGATACATTAAAATCAGATATATTGACAACACTAACAAATTACAATACAAATACATTAACTCAATTTGATGGTGTATTTAGATATTCAAAAGTTACAGGCTTAATTGATAATACAGATTCATCTATACTATCAAACATCACAACATTAAAAATAAGAAAAGATTTTACACCTACATTAGCAGTAAGTTCAAAATATAATGTTTATTTTAGAAACTCACTATACAATCCACACTCTGGTCACAATTCAGCAGCTGGTGGTATATTAGAAAGTTCAGGTTTCAAAGTATCTGGTGATAGTTCAACAGTATTTTATTTAGATGATGATGGTGCAGGTAATGTAAGACGATATAGTTTCTCAGGCGCAACAAGAGTTTATAGTGCTTCTAACCAAGGTACGATAGATTATGCTACTGGCTCAATCACAATAAACTCCTTAAGTGTTTTAAGTGTAGAAAATATAAGAGGCGAAGCTTCAAGTAAAATAGAATTAACAGTAGTACCATCTTCAAATGATGTTGTTCCTGTAAGAGATCAAATATTAGAAATAGACACAGCCAATTCATCTATCACAGTTACTGCTGACACTTTTGTTGGAGGATCTTCTGACGCAGGTGTAGGTTATACAACAACAAGTAGTTACTAATGGCAAAGTTCACAAAAAAGATAACCAATCTTTTAAATCAGCAAGTACCAGAGTTTGTACTTAGCGATCACCCTAAATTTTTAGAGTTTGTTAATTCATATTATAAATTTATGGAGTCAGCAGAGATTACTCTTGCTAACATAGAATTAACAGATGGTATACAATTAGAAACAGAAACAGCACAAACAAATAGTTTAGTGTTAGACGCTTCTAAATTAGATACTGATAGAACACAATTAGACGAAGGTGATAAAATACTTTTAGAAAGTTCTACATATGGAAAATTTCAAAGAGGTGAATTAGTTACTGGCCAAACATCTAATGCAACTGCTACAGTCTTATCAGAAGATTTAGTTAATAATAGATTATTCATATCAGCACAAGATAAGTTTATACAAGACGAATTAATTATAGGTTCTATCTCAACAGCTAGAGCAACTATATCTAATTATAGACCTAATCCTGTAAATAACATACAAGACTTATTAAACTTCCGTGATCCTGATAAAGCAATATCAAACTTCTTAACAAAATTCAGAAATGAGTTTTTAAATTCTTTACCTGAAACTTTAGATGGTAATGTTAGTAAAAGAAAACTTATTAAAAATATTAAATCAGTTTATAGAGCGAAAGGTACTCAAAGAGGACACGAAGTATTTTTTAGATTTCTATTTAATTTAGATTCAGAAACAATTTATCCTAGAGAACAAATGTTAAGAGTATCAGATGGTCAATTTGATACTAAAAAAATATTAAGAGCAATTGGTACTACTGGCGAAACATCAGACTTGATTGGAAGAACAATTACAGGTCAAACATCTGGTGCTACTGCGATTATAGAAAATGTATTTAAATTTCAAATTGGTACTAATGAAGTTACAGAATTTATTTTAAATAATGATACAGTAACAGGTACTTTTGTAACTGGCGAAGAAATTAGAGGTACAGCCTCAGATGAATCAGATACTTTTATTAAAGCAACAGTAACAGGAATACCTGATATTGTTACTATTATAAATGATGGTGGTTTATTAAATACTAATGATGCTATTGTATTATCAGGTGGTGGAACAAATGCTATTCTACAAGTAGATAATGTAGGAACAGGAAATATAACAGAAATATTAATAGATGATGCTGGTTCTGGTTATGCTGTTGGAGATAGTATTTCATTTAGTGATGGATCAGCCGTAGCAAAAGTTTCAGTTGTCAATGGTGGTATTACAACAGAAAATGGAACAGTGGGCGCTACATCAACTGATCATATTGTATTAGAAGATGAAACTGTTAGAGGTGATGTTTATACAGGAGATAAAATTGTACAAGAAAGTGGAACAGGATCAGAAGATATAACTGATATAAGAATTATAAATGGTGGAGGTGGTTATTCGTCTTTACCTACAGCATCGGTAACTAGTAGTGGTGGTCTTGGAGCAAAGGTTATTGCTTACGGTCCAGAAATAGGAAGATTACTTAATACTAAAAAAATTGAAACTGGCGCAGGTTATGAGGCATCACCAAGTCCAACTATGATATTACCTAGTTATATTATATTAAAAGATAAATCTTTAGGTAATTATATAGCTGGAGAAACTTTATCTGGTGTTAATGCTAGTTCTACTATTATCACAGCAACTATCGTATCGTTTGATGAAACTAGAAATTTATTAAAAGTTTCAGATGCAACAGGAGAGTTTTTAGAAAATACTACTATTACAGGAGCGTCTTCAGAAATTACAGCAACAGTAATGAAGAATGATTTATCAACTGCTACTATTAGTGTTAATGCAGTTGTAGATACTGATGGTGAATATATCAATGAAGATGGACACTTATCAGAAACAACAATGAAGATACAAGATAGCTTATACTATCAGGATTTTTCTTATGTAATCAAAGTTGGTCGTTCAATTAATGACTGGCGAGATAGTTTTAAAAAGACTATGCACACAGCTGGTTATTACTTTACAGGACAAGTAGATATTACAAGTCAAGTAAATAACCAAATTAGAAGTTTCACAGGTGTTAATAGTGGATTAGAATTTGATCCAGGTGTTGATCTAGTAATCAATACATTATTCTCTAGTATCTTTGGAAGAAGATTAGGTACAGTAGATGATGGTACTACATTGAGAGGTACACCAGAAGCAGGTGTTGATCCTGACTTTACAGACTCAACTACTGAACACTTTACAGCGAACACTAGAGATTTAACTCTAAAAAGACATTATACAAGAAATATTAGAATAGGGTTTAATCCTATTACAATTAGAGGAACAGCTAATAAGTATGGATACGCATATTGTGGCCCTACAATGAACACCCTAAATAGATTTGCGTTATCCCACTTTAGTGGAAGTGGTGGTAGAGCTGTTACAACATCAACTGGTGGTGCCTCGGATAGTACAGTTACAACATCTATATCACCAATGCGTTTAGATAACTTTGCTGACTTTAGACTAACAGGCACTTATAATACATCTTTAGATGGTGAATTAGTACAAATAGGGGATATAACAACAGACAGATTAAAAACAAATTTAGCGTTACCTACGGAAATCACCGAAAGTTAGCGTATAAATATAAATGTAAAAAGAGGAAACAATGCCAGCAATAATAACAAACAAATTTAGAATCCACAACCAAGAACAATTTGTGGAATCATTTTCAGAAAGCGCATCTAATGTGTACTATCTAGGAATAGGTAGACCTCAAGCATACGCTACAGCAACAAGACCAGATAGTAGAACAGACAACGCAGGTAGCGATAGTGCACCTTTAACGCCTGTTGATTCAATAGGAGATGAGTTTTACCATTTTGACGATATGTTGGCAGCAAAAAAAGTGGCAACTTCAGATATTTCTATTGTAATTCCTCGTAGAAATTGGGCGACTGGTACAGTTTACGATTATTACAGACACGATTATGGTAATAGAGTAACAGGCGGTACTTCAACTCAAACAGCAAACTCTGGCGCAACAAGTTTATTTGACGCAACTTTTTATGTCATGTCAAGTACATTTAATGTTTACAAATGTTTAGATAATAATAGTGGTGCTAACTCAACAGTAGAACCAACTGGTACATCTTCATCTATACTTACAACTGGAGACGGTTACAAGTGGAAATATATGTACACATTATCTGCTACTCAACAATCAAACTTTTTATCTACAGATTTTATGGCAGTTGCTACTAACTCAACAGTTAGTTCAGCAGCAGTTGATGGTGCAGTAAATATAGTAAAAATTAAAACAGCTGGTTCAGGTGGTACTAATGGTACTCACACAGGCGTGCCTATTAGAGGTGACGGATCAAGTGGTGTAGCAACAGTTACAGTATCAGGTGGCGCAGTGACAGCAGTTACAGTGACAACACCAGGTACAGGATACACATTTGCTTATATTAGAAACGCAGACATAGTGACAGCTGGAGCAACAAGTTTATCAGGTTCAGAATTAGATGTAATTATTGAACCAAAAGGCGGACACGGTAAAGACGCTGTTAAAGAATTAGGCGGATTTTTTGTGATGATGAATACCAATTTTGAAGCTGGAGAGACTTCAAATTCTGGTGACTTCACTACTGCTAATGATTTTAGACGAGTATCTTTAATGAGAGATATTTTTTCTGGTGGTTCTGCCGCATCAGCAAATACTTTAAGAGGTACAAAAGCTGTATTAGTAACTAGTCCATCTGGAACATTTACAGCAGACGAAGAAATTAATCAAGCAACTACTGGCGCAGTCGGTAAAGTTGTAGAATGGGATAGTGCAAACAATATTCTCTATTACATACAAACTAGATTTAATGATGAAGGTTGTGATGCTAATGGTAATCTAACAGCGTTCTCTGGTACTAATACTATCACAGGACAAAGTTCAAGTGCTTCTGCTACTCCATCAAGTTCATCAACAACTGTTGATAGTATTGTTTTCACAAGTGGATATAACGCTGGTGAGATAGATGCTGATACAGGCGATGTTATGTATGTAGAGAACAGATCACCAATTACAAGAGCGGCCGATCAAACTGAAAACGTTAAATTGATTATAGAATTTTAGAGAGGAATTAAATGCCAAGTCCAACTGACTTTAATCTCTCGCCTTACTATGATGACTTTACGGAAAGTAAAAAATTCCATAGAGTTCTTTTTAGACCAGCGTTTGCTGTACAGGCTAGAGAATTAACACAATCACAGACTCAATTACAGAACCAGATTGAAAAGGTATCTGATCATCTTTTTGAAAAAGGTGCTATGGTTATTCCTGGTGAAATTGGATACGACTTAAACTATTACTCAGTAAAATTAACTAGTATCGCTAGTGCAAACACTTTAGCTCAATTTACAACAGACACAGTTTTAACTGGAGGTTCTTCAGGTGTAAAAGCTCGTATTGTAGGTACAGATGCATTATCAGGTTCTGATCCAGATACTCTCTACATAAAATATAATGATTCAGGTACTAATAATACAAACACATCATTTACAAATGGTGAAACAATCACAGGAACAAATAGTGATAGTGTTTCATTATCAGCAGTTGTAGCAACTACACACACAGGTTCAGCAGCACAAGTAGAAGAAGGTACTTATTATGTTAATGGGTATCATGTACAAGTTTCAAAACAAACAATAGTATTAGACAAATACACAAACACTCCATCATATAGAGTAGGTTTATTAGTAACAGAATCTTTTGTTACTCCTAATGATGACGCTAGTTTGAATGATAATGCTACTGGAAGTTCTAATGTAAATGCGCCAGGTGCTCACAGATTTAAAATAGATTTAACATTAACTAAAAAAACTATTTCAACTACTGAAGATGCAAACTTTATAGAGTTATTAAGATTAAGTGAAGGTAATTTACAAAATAAAGTTAGAAATACAGATTATGCTGTATTAGAAGATACCTTTGCTAGACGAACATTTGATGAATCAGGTGATTACACAGTAAGACCTTTTGATATTGATATTAGAGAGCATTTAATATCAGGTACTAATAGAGGTGTTTACACAAGTGGTAATGGTGGTCTTGCTAGTAAATTAGCTGTAGGATTATCTCCAGGAAAAGCATATGTTAAAGGTTATGAAGTAGAAAAATTAGCAACTCAATATGTAGATGTTGAGAAGGCAAGAGATTTTGATACAGAACAAAATTTCAATACAAGATTTGATATAGGTAACTTTGTAAATGTAACAAACACTTACGGTACTCCTGACATAGGATTTGTATCTGGTGAGATTGAAGCATTTAAAAGAGTTAATCTATATCACACAGCTACGGCTTCTCGTGGTACAGAAAATACAGGAACAGGTTCAAGTATTAATACAATAGGTAGAGCTAAATCAAAAGGTTACGAATATAATTCAGGAACTGCAACAGGTAATTTATTTGCCACAAGTTCTTTAACATCAGCTGTATATAAACATTTCTTATTTGATATTAATATGTTTACACACTTAAACATACTAACAGCTCAAGCATTTACAGATGGTGAATTAATTACAGGTGGTACATCAGGTGCTACTGGTACATATGAAAGTATTTCAAATGAAGAAACAGCAACTATTAATGGTTTAACTGTTGCTAGTCCAGGAGTTGCAACTGTATCTGCTGGTCACAATTTTGTTGAAGGACAACAAGTTACAGTTGCTGGTACATTTTCACAAGATAGTGTAGTTCAATCATCAACTGTTTACACAGTTAGAAATCCAGACGCAACTACTTTTGAATTATATTCAACAGATGGTACTACAGCAGTAAATATTACAGCATTCACATCAGCTACAGCAGCACATGGTGTTGCAATTGTATCAGATGTAACTGGTACTTTTGTTCCAGGAGAAACTATCACTGGTGGTACTTCTTCTAACACAGCAGTAATACAAGCTAACGCTGTAGGATTTAAAGGTGTTACAGCTTTTGATTTCCCACAAGTTAAACAACTTGGTATGGCAGGTTCTCCTACTTACACAGCTGATACTGCTTTAGATGCTTCAACTGGTGTTAATAATACACTTACAGGTACAATAACAGTAGCAAGTGGTTCACCTGCGGTTAGTGGTTTTAATACAAGCTTTACTTCAGAGTTAGTAATAGGCGATTCTATTTCGTTTAAAAATGATAGTGGTAATACAGAAACTAAAATTGTTGAAGCTATTATATCGGATACTAGTTTAACATTAAGCACTAATGCTGCCGCTGATAATACTAAAACAATTGTAACAAGAAGAAGATCAACTATTCAATCTCCAGAGAAAAATGTTTCTGTATTTCAATTACCATATGAAACTATTAGAACATTAAAAACTACAGCAAACTCTGGTATAACAGATACAAATTTCAAAGTTAGACGACACTTTGTAGGTACATTATCATCTAATGGTGATGTAACAATAACAGCAGGTACTAACGAAACATTTGCTGCCTTATTAGAAAAAGATTTTTCAACATCTATTATGACAACTGGTTCTGGTGGAACAGGTGCAGTTGGTGATGTATTAAGTTTAACTGGTAATAACCACGAAGGTGACCCAATCTTTGTTTTAGGTGGTTCGCCAACAGGTAAAACTTTACAATTAGACTTTGGTGCTAATTACGCAGGTCACAAAGTTAAAATTTTAGCTACAGTAAGTAGAGCAGTAGCTGGTTCAAAATCAAAAACATTAAATAGTAATCAAACTTTACAAGTTTCTACTGAAGCAGCAGCAACAGCTTCTGGTGGAGTAAGTATTGGTAAAGCAGATGTAACAGCAATCAATAGTGTTTACATGGCAGCTAACTTTAGTACGGACGCTACTACAAGTGATACAGATGTTACAGATAGATTTGATTTAGACACAGGACAAAGAGATAACTTCTATGATATTGGAAGACTTAAACTTAAAACTGGCGCACTTGCACCTACTGGTAGATTATTAATTAATTTTAACTTCTTCTCACATGGTACTGGTGATTACTTTGATGTAGATTCATATGCTGGTGTTGTTGATTATGAAGATATACCTAGTTTTACATCTACTACGACAGGAAAAGTTTATGAGTTAAGAGATTCTTTAGATTTTAGACCTAGAGTAGATGACGCTTCAACAATTAACTCTGGTGGACAAGATCGTTCTTTTGATGGTACTGGTTCATCTACAGTTGATGTTGTAAAATTTGAAACAGATATAACATCTGATTTTGAGTTCTATTTACAAAGAGTTGATAAAATATTCATAGACAAAGAGGGTAACTTCAAAGTATTAAAAGGTGCAAGTTCCTTAACACCAGAAATTCCAGGCGTATTAGATAATGCAATGCACTTATACACATTGTTTATTCCATCTTATACTTTAGACACAGCTGATGTAGGTATTGAAGCTGTTGATAATAGAAGATATACAATGAGAGATATTGGTAAATTAGAAAAAAGAATTGAAAATGTAGAATACTACACACAACTGTCTTTACTTGAAACTTCTGCTCAAGGATTACAAATACAAGACGCAAATGGTTTTGATAGATTTAAAAACGGATTTGTTGTAGATAACTTTACAGGTCATAGTGTTGGTGACGCAGGTAATTTAGATTACAAAGTTTCTATGGACTATGCTAATGGCGAAATGAGACCAACATTTAACGAAGACGCTATAGCACTTGAGGAACGTGATGATGATGGTACAGTAATTACAGCAGCAGATAGAACAGCTGCGCAATATGCTAAAACCGGTGATCTAATTACTCTACCTTACACAGAAGCAACTTTAATAGATCAACCATACGCAAGTAAAACTGTAAATGTTAACCCATTTGGTATATTTACTTGGATAGGTTCTATTGCTCTAACTCCACAAACAGATGAGTGGAAAGAAACTGAAAGAGCACCAGATTTAGTTATCAGTAATGATGACGGTACTTGGGATACTTTAGTTAAACAATCAGGTAATCCAAATTTACAATCAGTAGAATTAGGTACAGTCTGGAATGAATGGCAAAACCACTGGACAGGTGTATCAACAAGTAATAGTACAGAACAATATAAACAAAGAGGTGGTCATGGTTGGAGAGTAATGCAACGTGACATACAAACTACTACTAGAACAGGTACAAGAACAAGAACAGGTATTAGACAAGTATTAGTTCCTAAAACTGTTACTCAGAATGTTGGTGATAGAGTTGTATCCATTGCATTTGTTCCATTTATTAGAAGTAGAACAGTATCATTCGCAGCAACAAGATTAAAACCAAATACAAGAGTTTATCCATACTTTGATAATGAATCTATAACAGCATATGTAACTCCTTCAGGTGGTTCATTAGCTGGTAATTTGATTACTGATGCTAATGGAGCTGTTTCAGGTTCATTCGCAATTCCTGATCCAAAAGATTCTACGAAACCAAGATGGAGAACAGGTGAAAGAGTATTCAGATTAACTAGTTCATCTACTAACGATTTAACTTCGGCACCAGATACAGCAGCAAACGCTGAATACATTGCTAGAGGTATTATTCAAACAGTACAAAACACAATTATTTCTACAAGAACAGCAGGAGTAGAATTTAGAGCAACAAACGAAACAGAAAATGTAACTCAAACAAGTACAACAAGAGGTGCTGCTAGACAAGTTGGTTACCATGACCCACTGGCACAAACATTTATGATTGATGACGCAGGTGGAGTATTCTTAACATCAATAGATATTTTCTTTAGTTCTAAAGACGCTAATGTTCCTGTAACTTTACAAGTCAGAAATACTGTCAATGGTTATCCTGGTCAATCTATATTACCATTTTCAGAAACAACTTTAAATCCATCAGCTGTAAGCACAAGTACAGATGGAAGTGCTGTAACAACATTTACTTTTGAAAGTCCTGTTTATGTACAAGAAAATACAGAGTATGCATTAGTATTGATGGCAAATACAACAGACTACAATGTGTATGTTGCTAGATTAGGTCAAACAGCATTAGATTCAAATAGAACAATATCTCAACAACCTTATACTGGTGTATTCTTTAAATCACAGAATGGTGTAACTTGGACAGCAGATCAAAATGAAGATATTAAATTTAAAATTAAAAGAGCAGAGTTTGAAAATGTTACGGGTACTGTTACATTAACAAATAAAACTTTAGATACTAGAACATTAAAAACTAATCCTTTAAGAACAACAAGTGGTTCTAAAGATATAACAGTTTTCCACCCTAATCATGGAATGCATGGTACAAGTAACAATGTTACAATATCAGGTGTTGCTTCTGGTACGTATAATGGTATAGCGCATACAGATATAAATGGAACATACACAGCTATTAAAGATATTACCTTAGATAGTTATGTTATAACTTCAGGTAGTTCAGGTAATGCTACATCAACAGGTGATGTTGGAGGTTCAACAGTAGTTGCTTCTCAAAATAGAACATTTGATGTATTAAACTTATCTGGTATTCAAACAATGACATTACCAGAAACAAGTTTAGATATGTCTATTAGACCTACGACAGGTAAATCAGTTCACGGTTCAGAATCAGAATTTAGTTTAACAGCAAATTCAAATAAAGTAGCAGTTGTTGGAAAAGATAATATTTACTTTACAGCACCTCAAATGGTTGCTAGTGAAATAAATGAAACAAATGAAATGTCTGGTCAAAAATCATTTTGGAATATTATAACATTAAATACGACAAATACTAAATTGTCGCCTGTGTTAGATACTCAAAGAATGAGTGCCTTTACAATTACTAATAGATTAAATCAACCTACTTCATCTAATACACCATCGTTTGTCGCCGATACAGCGTCAACAGGCACATCTACAGCAGCAGTGTATTGTACGAAGTCAATTGTACTAGAAAATTCATCTACTTCACTTGATATAAGATTAACTTCAAATGTAAGATCAAGTTCTAGTGTTAAAGTATATTTTAGAATTGTGGGTTCAGAAGATGATACAACTATTGATAAGGTTGCATGGACACCATTTAATTCTGATGGTTCAGAAGATTTAACGGTAACACCAGCTGAAGATGACACAACATTTAAAGAATACAAATATTCAGTGGATAATTTAAAAGACTTTACTACTTTCCAATTAAAAATAGAATTAACTGGAAGTATATCATCTTATCCACCAAAAATTAAAGATATGAGGGCTATAGCATTAGCAATATAATATGGCAAGATTAAGAGTATCAGGATATGACGGTTTAGTTAAAGATACATCTACAAGTGCTGTAGTTAATACTTCTCATAGTGAATATACAATTTATATGGCTCGTCATAGAGCAAGAAATAAACAAAGTGATGAGTTAAGAACGGCTTGTAAAGAAATAAATACTTTAAAGGCAGAATTAAGAGAAATAAAAGAATTAATAAAAGGAATAGCAAACTAAAATGGCTATAAGATCAGTAGCAACAACAGATACACTAGGAACGTTTAGGACTACCTTTAACAGTCACGCAACTGACACAGGTGATCTAACGTCATTAGGCACAACTGACAAAGCATCATTAGTCGCTGCGATTAATGAGATTAATACAACTATTGCTTCAAGTGGTTTTACATTAAGAGATTCTAGTTCAACTACACAACTTATTAATTCAGGTAATACTTTAAATGTTGTAGGTAGTTCAGGTATAGCTGCTGTTGTTTCAGCAACAGATACACTAACTATTTCTTTGAATAATGATATATCACAAAACATTTACGCAGATTTAATTGGTACTCAACATAATACGACTTCAGGTACTCATACAAATATAGTAGTCACAGTTGCGTCTAAAACAGCCGCACATATCTATCAAGGAACCGGCTCAGGTAATGGTTATAAACTGGATGGTGTTGAAGGACCTTTTATAGAATTAAAACCAGGAAATACTTATAGATTTGACCAAGCAGATAGTACAAACTCTGGTCACCCATTATTATTCTATTATGACCCTGCAAAAACAACACAATTTTCAACAGGTGTAACTACGAATGGAACACCTGGATCAGCAGGCGCTTATACTCAAATAGTAGTCGCTGATACAACACCTCATATATTGTATTATCAATGTAGTTCTCACGCCCATATGGGTAATAGAATGGGTGTAAATTCACAAGTTTTACAAGGCGTTAGTTTTGTAGATACAACTGGAACAGCAATAAGTTTTGCGACAAACGCATTTGCAATTGCGCAAGCAGTTGCACTAGGATAGATTATAAATAGTAAGATAAAAGGATAAAAAATGGCAAACGATTTTAAAAGATTTCAAGTAAGTAGCGCAACTACAAATACTGGTGCCTCTGGAAGTGCTGTTTATACAGTTCCAGCGGGTGCAGGATCTTCTGCTTTAGAAGCTATCGTTATTGGTGTAACATTGTCTAACAAAACAGCAACTGGTATTACAGCTGACGTTTATTTAGATGGTTATGACGGTACAGATACTTATATAGTAAAAGGTGCTTCTATTCCTGCAGGTTCTTCATTAGAAGTCATGTCAGGAAATAAGATAGTATTACAAAATAATGGAACGACTGGTGATGTAATTAGAGTTACTTCAGGAACAGCGACAGCATTAGATTGCACGCTTTCTGTACTTGAAGACGTATAATAAATAAAAAAGAGAGAAACATTTAATGGCTTATATTGGTAAGAAACCAAGCGACATTACAAGAGCAATCGCAACGTATGATACGTTTACAGGTGATGGGTCTACTGTTGCGTTTACGCTAACACAAGGTGCGAGTAGTGCCAATGATCTTACAGTTGTAGTAAACAACGTTAGACAAGAGCCAGGTTCTTCTAAATCTTATACACTAGTTGGTAGATTTACACTAACATTCAATGTAGCTCCAGAAGCAGCTGATGAAATTTATGTAGTTAATCCTACACAAGTTGAATCAATTGTAGAAGCTGGTAATATATCTTCAGGCGCAATTACAGGTCAAACAGAATTAGCTACAGTAGCAGCTGATGATGATGTTCTTTTAATCTATGATACTTCAGCAACAACAATTAAAAAAATTCAAAAATCGAATATCGCAACTACATTAACCTATACTGCTGGTTCAGCAACAGGTGATGGAAGTACAGTAGCATTTACTATAAATAGTGGTAGAGCAGTTGCTGATGTATTCGCAATAGTCAATGGTGTTGTGTTAGTACCAACTACTGACTATACAATTTCAAGTACAACTTTAACTTTTGCTACGGCTCCAGCAGCTTCGGCAGAAATACAATTTAGGTATTTACCAATATAGGATAAACAATGGGTGTAAAAACAAGAAAACTAGGAAATATAAACGACAGCTTAATACAATGGCAAGCAGTTACTGTAGCTGATGGCTCAACAGGTTTAACTGCAGTATCTGGAAGAGGATATTTTATTAATACTACTGCTGGTGTAATAACTGTTACTTTACCTGCGTCACCAAATATAGGTGATACCATAATGATTGTTGATTATGCTTCTACATTTGCTACAAATAATGTGACAATAAATCCAAATAGTAATAAAATTGAAGCTGGTACAGGAAATGGTACTTTACTTACAAATGACCAAACACACACATTAGTTTTTACAGATTCAACACAAGGTTGGAAAATAGTTAATCAGGATACAGCTAGTGGTATTCAAGCTTCATATATTTCTGCCACAGGTGGTACAGT